GAAGCTCTTCCAACTTGTTCATAAAGTCCTCCTTGGGACATGAAAAAACCGCCTTGCGGCGGCGGAAACCCCTTCGCCAGAGCGTTAGGGAACTATGTTCGGCGTCGCGATCGCGGTCTCAGCGAGCGAGGCGCAGAATGTCGATGTCGCGTTGGCGGCGCGCGGCGGCTTCGGCGGCGCGCTGCACGAAAGTGCAGTGGAACATGCCGCCGGCCGGCTGGCTGCGCGTGCCGGCGCCGGCATCGGCCGGCACGGGCACCATGGAAATCTCGTAGGGCTGCCACTCGACGGCGCGATAGAGCGGCGGCTTGCCCTCTTCCTCGGTGATCTCGTAGCGCAGCGGCGTATAGCCGATCGAAACGTTGCGGATGATGCCGCTCTTGACGTCGTGCCAGAAGGGCTGCACGTCGGCGCGCTCGGAGAAACGCAGGGTGGCCAGGCCTTCGGCGCCGTCGATCCAGGCGCGCTCGACCACGCCCAGCACCTGACCGAGATCGTAGGAGCCGTGCGTGTTGAGCAGCGGCGCGCCGCCGTTGAGGCGCGACAGGTCCATCGCCTTGGCGCTGATTTCCAGCTCCTCGTCGTAGCGCTTGCCCGACCACCAGTCGTAGCGCCGCACGCGGGCGCCGGTGGTGAACACCACGTCGATGGTGCGCGCCTCGTCCTTGGCGGTCTTGACCATGACCGGCGCCAGGCGCGTCTGCATGGGAATGTCGCGGCGGAATTCGCCGCTGCTGTTGTCGAGCATCGCTCTACTCCTTCGGTTTTGCCGGGGCGGCCGCGGCCGGGATCTGCGACGACTGCACCAGGCCGGCGTTGCTGACCTTGCGCGGGTCGATGTCGAGCACCAGCCCGGCATCGTCGAAACGCTTGTTCCAGGCCTTCATGTTCTCGACGATCTCTTCGGCGTCGTAGCCGTTGCTGCCGACGATCTCGTCGTAGGGCTCCAGCCCGGCGCGGATCGCCATCTTGTCGGCCTGCACGTCGTCGAGCGGGTTGACGTATTCGAAGCGCGGCGGCGAGTGCTTCCATGGCAGCGCGGCGGGAACCGGAACGCCGCCCAGAGCCGCAGCCTCCATCCACCAGCGCGTCACCGGGCGGCACATCTGCGGAATCAGCACCTGCCACTGGCGGCGGGAGATGATGCGCTTGAACGGCAGCATGCCGCCGCGCATCGAGGAATAGTTGACGTTGCCCAGGTCGTTGGTCAGCAGCTCGTAGGGAATGCCGAGCCCGGCGCTGATGCGCTGGGCGCCGACCCGCATATAGGCCTCATAGCCGCCGCTGCCGGTCGGCTCGTTGAACGTCACCTCGTCACCCGGCGCCAGATAGTGCATACCGCCGGGACGCCACGTTTCGATGCGCTTGCCGGCGGCGTCGGTCGTGGTCTGGGTCAGCGGGCTGCCGCTGGGGCCGCTGCTGCGCGTCACGAAGGCGGCCATCGAGGCCTCGACCTTCTTGCGCACGATTTCGAAATCGTCGTAGTCGTCGATGTCGCGCAGTTTCTGCACGATCGAGGCATACCAGGTCATGCCGCGCACCTGGCCGGGCCGGCGCGGCTCGAACACGTGCAGCACGTCCTCGGCCGGCGCGGGGCGACTGACATAGCCGCTTTGCATGCCCGGCAGCATGTCGCCGGGATGCGAGGGAAACAGCCAGAAATGCGTCAGCCGCCCGCGCGCGTCGTATTGCTTGCCCTGCATGATGAAGCCGCCGCCAGACAGCGCCTCGGTCTTGGCGAGGTCGAGGAAATCGGCCTCGAGCAGCTGCAGCTGGAACGGCACTTCCATGCCGTCCTTCGACCAGCGCCAGCGGCGGCGGATCAGCACTTCGCCGTCGACCGCCAGCGATTCGGCGGCCTGCGACTGCAAGCCGTAAAGATCGGTGATGCCGTCGGCGTCGCAGACTTCGGTCCAGCGGTCGAACATCTCGCGCAGGGCGCGCGTCTTGTCCTTGTCGGTGCTGCCGTCATTGGCCAGCACGCGCGGGCGTGCGACGATGCCGCTGCCGACCAGGTAGGCGCGCCAGATCTGCGCGCTGCGCTCGCCCCAGGGGTTGTTGCGCACCAGGTCGCGGGCGCGGTTGCGGGCATTGGCCAGGCCGCCGCCGATCTCGGCGTTGGCCGAGGTGCCGGCGGTGATCCAGCCATCGGTGCGGCGGCCGATCTTGCCGGCGTCGTAGGCGCGCACCTCGCCCAGGGCATGGCGCGCCAAAGCGCGCTGCAGCCCGGCTTGCGGCGAGAACGCGGCGATGGCGCGATCGAGCAGGTTGAGTTTCATGGCTCAATCCCGCGAGAAGCTGGCGTAGGTGACGGTCTGCGCGCCGGTTGCCGAAGCGGCCGCCAGCGCTTCCTTGCCGTAGCCGATCGCCGCCTTCAGCTCGGCGACCGAACGATAGGTGACTCTCTGGCCGTCGTATTCCACGGTCAGCTCGCCGCGCATCAGCGCCGCCTCGAGCCGGTCGATGTCGGTCTGGCTGATGGCCATGGCGAGATGTGTCCCGTTCAGAGCAAATTCACATCCTTCGACGGATGCCGTCGAAGGATGATTTGCTCTAGTTCCAGTGTTTGCTCATGCGATCGTCGATCGCCGGCGATTGGTCGGTTTGCTCGGGCGCCGCCGGTTGTTCGATCGGCGTCGGCGCTTCGGCGCCCGGCAGCGGCGGCGACCACAGGCGCGCCAGGTCGGACTGCACTTCGGCCGGCGGCGCACCGCGTTCGGCGGCCAGCGCAGTCCACTGCTCGGCGCTAAGCGTGTCGGCCAGATGATGCGCCAGCGCGCGGGCATAGACGGCGATGTCGAGCGCTTCGTTGGGCGTCGAGCGGTCCTTGTGCCAGACCTTTCTCGTCTTCCCTGTCGAGCCGACTTCCATGTCTTTCAGAAACTCGGCGGTCAGCTGCTTGAAGAAAGCAGGGTCGCAGCGGTCGCTGTAGTGGATGGCGCCCGGCGCCAGCCGGCCCGTTGCCTTGTCAGGGCCATTCAACATCTCGCCGAGCGCCCAATAATGCTCGCTCTTCAAATCCCAGGTGCCGACCGGCCACAGCATTATGGCGCCGATTTTCTTTCCCTCGAAATCGACGTCCTGCTTGCGTGGCGTGCCGAGCGGTGGCAGCTTCCAGCCGTCTCGGCCGTCGAGCGCGTAGAGTTTTCCCGCGGCGGCGTGGCGGCGGATATATCGATAGACGGCCTGCGTCTGGAAACCCGTATCGACGCCGGCGGCATCGATACTCCAGGGTTTGCCGTGGCGATCCTCGTAGGTGCGCGACAGCACCTTGTCGAGTTCCAACCAGGTTTTTGCGGCTACCGGATCTCCTTCGACGATGCCCTTGTCGATCAGCCAGCCGGTCAGGCCAACGCCCCAGGCATAGACGCCGTATTCGAGGCGGTTGCCCTGCACGTCGACCGCGGCGGTGATGAACAGCGCTCCCGGCGGCACGCGCTGCCAGCCGTAGTCGAGGCCCACCGCTGCGTCGCGCAGTTTCTCATGGTCCCAACTGTAGTTGCGCTCTTCGTAAGGCTCTCCGAGGTCCTGCTGGAAAAAAACTTTCAACAGGCGCGGGTTGCCTTGGGCCCTGATCCAGCGCGCAACGACGGCCGACCAAGATTCGACGGGCGAGTAAAGAACGTTGATGGCGAAGCCGGGCTGCCGGCCATTGCTGGGCCGTGCGCGATGCACCTCGATTTCGTATTCCTGCACGATCGCCGGCGGACAATCGACCCCAGGATATGTTTTGAGCCAAACATCGCGCGCCAGCATGGCGCGCTTGTGATGGTGTTCGATGTCCACGCCGCAAGCGCGGCAGGAATAGACCGCCTTGTCGGGATCCTCCTTGGCCAGGCGATCGAACGACAGAACCTGATAGCCGTTGCAGTGCGGGCACGGCACGTAGTAGCGGCGCTGGTCGGACGCCTCGTAGCGCTCGCTGACCCGGCAGCCCTGGCCCTTGTCGTCGACGACACCCGGCGTTGAGATATTGAATTTCTTTTCGCGGCCCTCGTAGGTCTTGCAGGCGCGATCGGCCAGCTCGAACGGATCGCCGCGGCCATCGACGTCATACGGCCACTCGGAAATTTCCTCCTTCACGATCACCCGTGCGGTGATCATCTGCAGGCCCTTCGAGGTGTTGGCCCCGGTGATCTGGATAAAGCCGCCCTTGAATTTCTTGAACAGCGTGGTCGAGCCGTCTTCGTCGCGGCTGGTCTGGTCGCGCACGGCGCGGCGCAGCACCGGCGTCGCCTCGATGGTCGGCTGCAATTTCAGTTTTACGTACTTCTTCGCCTCGTCCAGGGTCGGCAGGACGATCAGCACCGGCGCCGGGTTCTCGGCGATGATGTTGCCGACCAGGTTGATGCCCGCTTCCGAACCAGCGACCTGCGCCGATTTCTTGAACGTCACCTCGCGCGCCGGATGCGACAGCGACAGGCATTCCATGATCTCGACCAGATAGGGCGCGATCGCATTCGACCACGGCCCAGGCCAGCGGGTGCCCGATTCGGCCGACACGTGCCGCGGCGCTTCTTCGGCCCATTGCGCAACGGAGCGCACCGGGGGCGGGCGCAGGCCGGCGGCGAAAGCATTGAAGATCAGCGGCAGCGCCGGCTTCAGTCCTTCGACCGCATCACGCGGCATCGGAATTTTGCTCCTCGGCGGCGATCGCCAGGCGCTTGAACTCGTCGGCCATTTCCTTCAAGGCCTTGCGGTGGAACTCCTCCAGTTTGACGCGGATTACCGCCTGGTCGGTGATGCCGGTCAGGTCAGCGGCCAGGAAATCGGCGCCGGCGATCAGCTTGTCGCGCATGCCGGTTGCTACGGTCTCGATCGCATCGGCGACGTCGCGCCGGTCGATCAGGTTGCCCAGCTTCTGCTCGAGGTCGAGCTGCGCCAGGCGCGCCTTGGTCCGCTCGAGATCGGCGCGATGGGTGTTGACCTCCATCGAGGCGGCGTTGGCGGCGGGCGGCGCATCAGCTTGCGGTTGTGCCAGCAGTGGCGCTGGTTGCGGCTGGCGCTGCAGGCGCGGGTCAATGTTGGCGGCGCGCGAGCGGATGACTTCGTCGATGTTGACCAGCGGCTTCTCGGCCGTGCCGCGATTGGGAATCTGGCCGCGCTGGATCTGGCGGCTCAGCGTGCCGTGATGGATCGGCTTGCCCGATTCGGTCAGCAGCCGCGCGGCCTCGCGCAGGCCGACGAGACTGCCCGTCGCTTCGCTGGTCGCCTGCATGGGTTGCTCCGCCAAACGCCGGTGCGGCGCGCTCCCCCGGCGCACCGCGCTATGCGGTTGATTTCGTTACGATGTCGCCTGCGTCTGGTGCGCTGCACCGCCCATCTGGTGCAATGGTGCAGGCCCCAGGACTGGTGCACCCCGCATCCATACCCCTACTAGAAATCTCCGGGGCCCCCGTTGCC